TATCTCTCAACCACCAATGTGAGCAGTCATGATAATCAATCGCACTCATTTGTTCTAGGCGATCTGTATTCATAAGATAATATAATGCTTGAGAAGAATGATAGCAATGTCCAAACATTGGATTGCCGGCATTTTCTTCTCTATATTTCTTAGTCACAATGTCTGGTGTTAATTTGTCAGCAATATATCCCATGACTAGACGAATGTCTTCGTATGGAAAAGGCTCAAACTCTAGAGTACGAGTCTGAAAGATTTCTTTATCTTTGTATCTATGCCTCTCTAAAATCTTAGCCATTTTTTATCAACCCCAACAGAGTTATTTTAGTTAGTTTTTATTGTCTTGTCAACCGGTTAGGAAATGGTGTTCCTTTTCCATGTGATTTTGGACCAAGACCTAGGTAGCAGTTATACAACTTACGTTCCATTTCTCTTGCTTCTACTTCCCATGGTTGATCAGAATAGTTCGTATGAGAGTGGTCTATGCCCTTCCAATAGCGTTTCTCTCCTTTATCCTTAAGATCACCCTTGACGTGTTGATAAACGTGCCATAGCTCGTGTAGGAGAGTGCTAGTGTAGTCATCTATATTCAGTCTATTATGCATCTCAATCTCAAACTCTCTGGGACGATAATCACTATCCATCACAGTACAGAAACCATAAGCACCTTCGCGCAATAAACCACGATGATGCACAGCAATTTGAAGCTTGTGTCTTGGTAGATACTTATCCACAAACCATTCGACAACATCAGCACAACGTTTTTTGCTGTAGTTGTAACCAGAAAATTCAAGAGAGAGCATTGATCGCAAGCGAAGTTACCCGTGTTCCCCATTGCATCATCCACATAAACGATGCAATGAATATAAGTTTTTCCGTGCTGGTCATCTCCGTTGCGTATCTTTAGCCAATATAAAACCCCCGCAGGTCATTCTGCAGGGGTCGGTGGCCACTTATTGAAGTGGATCTTTATTGGTTAAAGTTAATATACTCTAAATTGAAAGAAGCACTAATTCTTTCAGATTCTGTTTCTTTTTTATCAACATAATGTTCTAGCTCTGATGGGAATAAAAGAATTTCACCCTCCTCAGGTTCATGAACATAATCAATTGTTGGGAAAATAGTTGGTTGGCAGTCTTTATCTTTGATATAGATGATACTGGATAATGTACCGGCATGATTATGTCTTGGGTTGTCATCACCTTTATATGTAAAGTTTACCCAACAGTCATATCCATCAAAATGTCCAGAATAATTACGCATTTGAACTCTTCTAGAATATTTCTCTTTTATACCAACATTACTTCCATAAAGATTGATATAAAGATTGCCAAAGTGACAAACATATCCTAAGAAGAATGAATTATCAATTAATCTTCGGGGAACTGCAGTTTGATAAGAGTTATGATCTGTTCCTACATTACGATGATTAAGGAGTTCTCTATATTCATCATCTTTAATTGCACGGCAAGGATCAATCCAAGCCTTAACCTCATCAAAGATCTTTTCGGGCAGTTTTGCTTTAGCAATTAGACTAGGTGTTTGGCCAATCAGTGTTACATCGCTAAAAATTTCATCAATAGTTTTCATCATTCCCTCGCCATATCATTTGCACATTGAGCACGCTGTCCATCAGCAAGCACATAGTGAAAGAATACTTGATGATAGAAAGTATCATCAACATCCCCAAGTTTACGAATAAAGTAATCACCTGTATGTCGTGATGGTAATGGATCTCGCCAATGTGGACGCTCACATCCTTTGTAGATCATACCATCACCTGGTTGAAGACATACAGAACGATTTTCTCCCTTTTCAACAATTTCTGTCTTATTGTTATTGTAAGTATCTGGTGTCTTAATCCAAAGTGGCCAGCACTCTTCAAGATTGGTACTGATATGAACACTCACTGAAATTTCACATGCTGGTCGATCTGCATGTAATGTAAGTGCTTGTCCTGGAAAATAGAAACGATCATAGTAATAAGTGTTATATAACTGCCTACCAATAATCTTCTCAAGTTTTAGTCGAATACCTGAATGAATGTGACGATATTGTGGATGAGTATAAACTGCAAGAGATCCTTCAACTTGTCCTTCATATGGTTTGAAGTTAAACTGTTCTAGTCTTTTACCCCAGTAACTAATTTGTCCTCGCATTTCTGGAACAGGACGATAAAGTTCTTCAGCATCCCATAAGTCTTTAACTACTAAATATCCATCTTTATCAAACTGTTCATTTCGAGTCCAGGAGGTTCCAGAGTTAATTTTCTCTTGAAGTTGAACCTGCTCTAATGTCATTTGTTCTGCCATGATTTACCTCACTTCCAACGAGGACCAACAGTCCATCCAACGATAGACTTACGCAAACCAGATTTAACAGGAAGAACCCGATGAGATGTGCGCGAATCAAACAATATCACAGTACCACGTTTTCTTGGTGCAAAGTATGATTTGCCAGCCTCATCAAGTAATTGAAGATTTCCACCTTCATAATCATCTGCATCGGAAAGTTGCATCACAAAGGACAACTTACGAACCATTTCAATATTCTCATTCATAAAGTCTTGTCCCAGACCGTCTACACGATTACCGACGGCTACTGGTTTATATTGTCCTGCCAATCCAGCATCATTATGCCATCCGTAGAACTGACCAACATCATATTGTGTATATTGCATTGATTCCCCATCAATGCATCTCAGATCATACAAAAAGTTTTCACGATTTGCACGCTGAATATAGTGCCACATAAATCCACCTAACCAATGATTAGTAGGAACCCATGCATTTTGAGAATTTCTTTTATCTTTATTCAGGGCATCTCCCATAAGACGAGAATCACCCATCTCTTGATCAAACTTAATAGAAAGATCTTTTTCAATAATATCTACAACTTCTTCTGGAAGGTCTGAATAATACCAAACACTTTGAAATGCCATTCTAAAATAATGTATTCAAATTGATTCTATAAGATATTCTGAGAATTGTCAATTATTACTTATTCTCCAGGTTCTGTTGGTGGATCTCCAGGTGCGGTTGGCCATGAAATACTATCTGGATCTGAGTTTGTTTGAGGAATATCTCTCAATGCTTGCATATAAGTATCAAGATCTGAGATGCTATCTGCATGTGTTGTTATTCCTGCTCTTTCTTCACTTTGATATCTTAAAACTCTTTGATCACAATCATTTAACAAAGAATCTCTTTGTGTTCTAATCACATCCCACTTGCTCATATTCAAATTTTCTAATTCATCCTCAGAAAGTTCAACAACATCCCATTCTGTGGTTTCTCTATTCCAGACTACCTTATGAGTATTTGTATTATATGTGGGAGTATCAGCAACCGTTGTTATTCCTGCACTCACCAAATCATCATCTGTGAATGTAGTATTATCAGTTTTTGTTAATCCATTTGATAACCTAATTCTGTGGGGTAGACTGGTTATTGGATAATCTCCATTTATAGAGTATTGCATTTTTGGAAGTATTTGTATTTTATATATTATTGGTCATTAGTAAGAGTGTTTGGAAATGCTCTTCCAGTACCCCAAATAATCCTAACGGCACCACCTGCACCATTTCCTGCTTCACTAAGACAATTATCTGCACCACCACCACCTCCACCATAAGCACCACCATTACCATAAGGTCCGCCTGAATTTCCACCAGAACCACCTCCACCAGGAGTACCATTAGCACCAGGTGCTGGACCACCTGATCCATTTGGGCCCGATCCATAAACACCAGTTCCACCGCCACCGCCACCATAATCAGCAGACCCTCCACGGCCGCCACCACCTCCTCCACCACCAGATCCATTACTTCCACCACTTCCTGTACCGGGAGCACCATTGCCACCATTGCCAGTATATCCACCAGCACCGCCGCCAGCACCGGCACGGAATGAACTGGTATTGTTACCACCACTACCACCAGTTCCACCACCATCACCACCAATGGTAGCACCACCGGGGGATACTAGGGTATAATTGTACCGACCTTTGTTCCCTCCATTAGCACGCAAAGTGGTTGTACTCATAAACCATGAGTTGCCACCGTTGCCAGCAAAAGAGGATGTAGTTGGACAAGGACTCTTACTTCCACCTGCGCCAACATAAAGTAGATAATCTTGTCCACCAACTACAGGTATATTATTTTTCCATGCTAATCCACCACCACCTCCACCACCAGATCTGGCTGGAGTTTGATGACCACCACCTCCGCCACCAATACAAACAACACACACTGATGTTGTTGTTGGTGGAGCAGTCCATGTGTGAGGTCCAGGAGTTGTATATAAGGCTTGTCCTGCTGGTTCAGTTTGGGGAGCCCAAGTACCACTACTTGTTAACTGGTGTGCATCATAAAGACCCCAGACACCACTTTGATCTGTACTAGTATCTCTTGATTTGCCCCAGGCTCCTCCGTTTCTACCTCTTCCTCTTGGCATAATTTATTCTCCCTTTACTTAGTAGCTCTAACTTTTATCCATACAGATGTTCCACCATTTATATTAACTCCACCCCAGTTTTGATTGCCAATATGTGGTCTTATGTTCCATTGACTACTACTTACTCCACCACAATAATTAATACTATCTTGATGAAGTACTCGGCAATAACTGTTATTAGTACTATCATTTAATACGCCACCAGTGCTTCCACCAGCACTAGTAAAACTATTCCATGCACTAGTATTTACACAACCCAAACTAACTTCCCATCCACCTTGATTACCTGAAGTAGTTCCATTTCTGAGAGAGGTTGCAATAGATGTTGCCTGAGTGGAATTAGTTAAACTTACTGCTGGAGAAGTTCCACTGCTAATATTACTTTGATAAATGTCCCATCTCGTTACTGATGCTGGAGTATGGTCCATCATATGCATCCAAGCAAACATACAAGCTTGTGGCACATTACCACTAGCAAATGACATTTTAACTTCTACATATGTAGGATTTTCTACTACATAATCGCTATCACTTAATGCACTACCGTAATGAAATGTATCAGGAACCGTTCCCCATGAATTTGAATTTCTTAATTGGTGTGCATCATTAAGATCCCAAATACCAGTCTGATTAGCCGCCTGATTTCTTGGATCTCCAATGGCACTGCCATTTCTACGGAACCAAGGCATTATTCACTAATCTCCTCATAAGAACAAGTTGCACTTAAATCATTAGCAGCACTTGCTTGCACATATAATGACATATCTTCTTCTAGGTAGATTGAAGTATCTTTAGAAATAACAATCAGAGTTGCATCTGCAGGAACTGCAACTGTCCATGCTAGATATGAATATATTGTGCCGCCAGCAGCATTTCTGAGAGTTACGGAAATATCTGCAGAGTTTGTTCCATCAATATTTGCAATAATCAAAGAGTTGATTTTAAATATTTTCCCTGATGATGCTGCATTACTTACAAGAGAAGCAGCAGAGGCTGCAATGTCCTGATCATATACAGTTTTTCCGTATATACTTGCTACAGATACTATATTTGGGTTTGCCATTAATCAGATTCTCCTCTGTGAATTTATTTATGTTTATCAACCAAAAACCATTGCCATAGCAATTGCTTTTCCTGTAGTAACACCACCACCGCCACCGGTAGAAGTACTTCCATCAGCCATTAAGAACTCAGACGATGTTCCTCCAGATTTAACAAATGATGTTGCTGTACAAACACCAGTAATGGTTACACCAGCACCAGTGGTTTCAAATTTCT